TACGCGGTGGCATCGACCCGCGCACTCTGGGGCACGAGCGTGCCCATCACTTTACCGATCGAGGAGGCAGCATGAGCCTACCGCTTGGCGGCGCCTGGCCGCCTCCGCCGCACGAGGTGGCGCTCGCGCAACAGGCCGTGTGGTCGGCGTGGCTGGTCGGAGACCCGGAAGGACTCTCAAGCGTCTACGGCAGCTCAAGCAGCCCCGTCGCCCGCGACTTCTTCAGCCGCGAGGGCGGTGTGCTTCCGGCTGTGGCTCGCTTCTTCTGGGGTAGGCCGTCTGCCACCGGCAACCGCAAGAGCCGCCTACACGTCCCCATCGCCGCCGACATCGCCACCGTCTCTGCTGACCTGCTCTTCAGCGAGCCGCCGCAGTTCGTGGTCGAGGATGCCAACGATGCCACCATGAAGCGGGTAGACCTGTTGAACCAGGGGGTCTTCCATGCGCAGCTCCTCGAAGCAGCGGAACTCACCTCAGCCCTCGGTGGTGGCTGGCTTCGCCTCGTCTGGGACAAGGAGCGCGCAGACAGCGTGATAGTCGACACGGTAGCGGCCGACTCCGGCATCGGGGAGTGGTGGATGGGTCGGCTTCAGGCGGTGACCTTCTTCACCGAGTTCACCGACGCCGACAAGAGTACCGTTCTCCGGCATCTGGAACGCCATGAGCCGGGCGCCATCTTCCACGGCCTCTATCGCGGCACGAAAGACACGCTGGGCACACAGCTGCCGCTTGCCGACCATCCCTCGACGGAAGCCCTCGCCGAGCTCGTGAACGAAGACGGCGCCATCCCCACCGGGGTTACGACGCTCACGGCGGCCTACGTGGCAAACATGAGGCCACAGCGCAGGTGGCGTAAGATAGAAGCACTGGCCGAGATGGGCCGCTCAGACTATGACGGCGCGGAGCAACTGATGGATGCGCTCGATGAGTGCTACACCTCCTGGATGCGGGACCTGAGGTTGGCAAAAGCCCGCCTCATCGTGCCCGAGTACATGCTCACCAACCTGGGCAAGGGCCAGGGCATGGCCTGGGATGAGGACCGCGAGATATTCACACAGCTGAACATGGCGCCCGCCACCGAGCGGTTTGACCAGCAGATCACCCCGCAGCAGTTTGCCATCCGCGTGACCGAGCACCAGGAGACCGCCTCGCAGCTCGTGGGCGACATCCTGCGCGCGGCCGGATATTCACGCGGCAGCTTGGGCGACTCCTCCGAAGCAGGTGCCCAGATGACGGCGACCGAGGTTGTGGCCCGTGAGCGCGAGAGCGCCCGGACCCGGGACAAGAAGACCCGCTACTGGTCACAGGCGCTCGATGCGCTGCTCACCACCTGGCTCGCCCTCGACGCGACGATCTACAGCACGGGCGCGAGCGGCGAGGTGTCCACCGTCTGGCCCGACGCAGCGCAGCCCGACGCCGAGTCTCTGGCCCGCACTGTGGAGCTCCTCTCCCGGGCGACAGCGGTCTCGACCGAGGTCAAAGTGCGCATGCTCCATTCCGACTGGGACGACGCGCAGATCGCGGCTGAGGTGGAGGCCATCAAAGCCGAAGGCGGCATGAGCGTGCCCGACCTGGGGCCGTTGCCGTGAGTGCGGCCCTGGTAGCCCGCTTCGAGTTGAAGGTGTCCGACCTGGAAGAGGTCAAGAACCTGGTCGCTGAGGCCGACATGGCCGTGCAGCTGCTCGCGGGCGATGCAGGTCCTGAGATCGTGCAGGCGGCCAAAGAGGGGCTTGAGTCAGCCCTGGACGCCCTACGCGACACGTCTGAGTGAACCCGTGCCCGTCAATCCGGCCCAAGCCGAAGCCCTTGCGCGCGAGGTCGTAGCCCGTTACGCCGAGGCGGAGCAGCTGCTCATCAAGCGCCTGGCCATCTACCTGGCCGGTGACGTGGAGGCGCCCGACTGGGTGGAACGCAAGCTGGCCCAGGTGCAGGCATACCGGGCTCAAGCTGAGGCCGTCGTCGCCGAGCTTGAGAAGGAAGCCGTCGAGGGCGTATCGACCGCTCTTCGTGAAGCCTACGCCCGCGGAGGCACGGCAGCCCTGAAAGACCTGGCCGGTGCGAAGCTCGCAGCAGGCACCGAACCGCTGGCCGCCGGGGCGCTCGAACGTCTCATCTCGGAGACCGTGAGCGCTGTCACCGCCACCGGCCCGCGCATCCTGCGCTCGACGGTGGACGCCTACCGCGCGGTGGTGGCTGAGACGGCAGAAGCGGTGCTACTGGGGACGCAGACCAGACGCCAAGCAGCACAGCAGGCGCTCAACCGCTTCGCCGAGCGGGGCGTGACAGGGTTCGTCGATAGCCGGGGGAGAGGCTGGAACCTGGAGAGCTACACCGAGATGGCCATGCGAACAGGCGCGCTCCGAGCTATGCGCGTCGGGCATACCGACCGGCTGCAAGAAGCCGAGCAAGACCTGGTCATCGTTTCTGACAGCCCGAGCGAGTGCGACCTCTGCCGCGACTGGGAAGGACAGGTGCTCTCCATATCGGGCAACGACAGGGATCACCCTTCGGTCGAAGAGGCCGAGGGGGCGGGCCTGTTCCATCCCAACTGCACGCACACGCTGGGCATCTACCTGGAAGGCGTCACCCGCCCGATGAGCGAAACCGAGAACCCGGAGCTCTATGAGGCCGAACAGAAGCAGCGCTACCTGGAACGGAAGATCCGCGAGAGTAAGCGCGTGGAAGCGGCGGCGCTGGACGAGACGGCGCGCAAGGCGGCCGCGGCCAAGGTCAGGGCCCGGCAAGCGCAGCTGCGCGAGTACGTGGCCGCCAACGACCTGAAACGCCTGCGCTACCGCGAACAGATAGGACGGGCCATCTAGGGCCCCACTCACATACCGGCTTCACTGCGAGCCGCTCCTTGACGGGGCGGCTTTTTGTTTGCCCAAGGTCCCGACCCGGCGTCGGGGCGAATCCCGAGTAGTCCAGGAGGCTACCGATGCCCGAACCGCAGCCCACCCCCAACCCCGAACCGACTTCGCAGTCCGAACCTCAGCCCGCACCGGCTCCGACCCCCACGCCTCCGCCTGCGCCTGGCGCGCAGCCTGAGAACGTGGATTCCCTGCCCGAGTGGGCCCAGAAGCTCATTCGCGAAACCCGCCAGGAGGCGGCCACCCACCGCACCAAGGCCAACGAACTGCAGGCCGAGCACCAGCGCTCGCTCGACGCGATCGCCACGGCGCTGGGTCTGAAGCCCGAAGACGACCCTGCTGCTGCTGCGAAGACCGCAGCCGAGCGGGCCGAGCGGGCCGAGAACGAGGCCAAGCAGGTGAAGGTGGAGAACGCCGTGCTCCGGATGGCCGCCAAGCATGGCGCTGTGCCCGAGGCCTTGACGGACTCTCGCAGCTTCATGAACAAGCTGGCCGGCATCGATCCGGCCGCGGATGACTTCAGCGCCAAAGTGGAGAACGCCATCAAGGAGGCCGTCGAGGCCAACCCGGCGCTCAAGGCCGCGGCCTCCGCTGTCCCTGCGCGTTCGGGTGGATCGGTGGGTGGTGGCACTCCTGCCCCCGGGCAGCTCTCCCGTGAGGACCTGAAAACCATGACGCCCGCCCAGGTCACCAAGGCCAAGGCCGAAGGGCGTCTCAACCAGCTTCTCGGCATCTCGTAACCCAAGGAGGTTAACCGCTCATGTCCATCAACAACTTCATCCCCGAAGTCTGGTCGGCGCAGCTGCTCGAAGGCCGCGCCGCCGCCGCCAAGTTCGCAAGCCCGCTGGTCGTCAACCGCGACTACGAGGGCGACATCCGGCAGGCCGGAGACACCGTCCACATCACCTCGATCACCGACCCCACGGTGACCGCCTACACCCGTGGCGGCACGCTCACCTACGAGGACCTGGTGGATGCCAGCCGCGCGCTCGTGGTCGACCAGGCCTACGAGTTCAGCTTCAAGATCGACGACATCGACAAGCGCCAGGCGGCCAACGGTGGCGCCCTCATGGACGACGCCGCCAAGCGCGGTGGCCGCAGCCTCGCAAAGACGGCGGACCAGTACGTCCAGGGGCTCCTTGAGTCCGATGTCGCCGCCGCCAACAAGATCGGCGCCACGTCCATCACCACGTCTGCGCTTGCGGTCGCGCGCCTCGTGGCCCACAAGCAGATCCTGGACGAGAACGATGTGCCCGAAGAGGGCCGCTACACCATCGTCCCGTCCTGGTTCCACAGCCTGCTCGTGCTCGACAGCGACTTCATGGCCTACGACGCCGCCACCGACGGCAACCGGCTCGTGAACGGCGCGGTCGGGCGTGCGCTCGGATTCGAGATCGTGCAGGCCAACTACGCGCTGTCGACCGGGGACGACTGGTACGTCTACTCGGGCCATCCCGACGCCGTCACCTACGCCGACCAGATCCTCGACGTGGAGGCGCTGCGCCTGCAGACCACCTTCGGAGACGGTCTTCGCGGCCTGCACGTCTACGGGGCCAAGGTCATCCGCCCGACCGAGATCTGCATGACCCTCTGCTCGCGCACCTGATAGCGGGGCAGTCCCTCATCCGAACACCTGATAGCCAAGGAGCCTCATCATGGCTGACACTGCTGTTGCAACCGTCGAGCTCGACGTAGCCGGCGACTACACCATCGACACCGGCGTGGGCACGGCCATCGTGGCCGCGAACACCCACGTCATCACCCCTGCCGGGCGCCTGGAAGACGGCTTCCTCGTGGTCCAGAACACCTTCAACGGGGCCAAGGAGGTCACCGTCCTTGCCGGGGACAACCCCCCTGCCTATTCGGCCGGACAGGGCAACCTGGTGGTCGAGGTGGCAGACGGAGACGCCTCCTATGCCGCCGAGATCATCGGTGGGCTTGAGTCGGCGCGCTTCCTGCAGAACAACGGGACGCTGCGCGTGACTGTCGCCGCCAACATGACCGGCTTCATGTACTGGGTCCAACTCCCGAGGATCTAGCCATGGCGCGCTGGTATCAGAACGTCCTCACCGGCGAGCAGCGCGAGGTTAAGACGCTGGCGGAGGACGACTACTACGTCGACAACGCGCACAACTGGGCGCGTATCGCGGCGCCCATGCCCATGCCTGAGCCCGAGCCCGAGCCTGATCCGGCAGACGAGCCCATGCCTGAGCCCGAGCCTGCCAAGAAGAAAGCCAAGAGCTAATGACCACCTACGCCACCAGCGACCAGTACGCTACCTATAGCGGCTCTGCGCTGGTGAGGGCCACGGCTACCGCCACCATCGACGCAGGTGCTGTGGATGCGCTCACGATCACGGACGGGGGAGGCTACGGGTACACCGACTCCCCCGCCGTGGTCATCGAAGCGCCAGCTACGGGCGTGCGCGCGACTGCGACGGCGACAGTCGAGAACGGCGTCGTCTCCGCGCTCACTCTGACTGCGGGTGGCTCTGGCTCCGCCGAG